GGTAAAGCTTGGCTCCTCGGTTTTCGGTGTCCGTGGGTAATCAACACCAATTCTATCAAATACTTGCGCCACTGATCTAGCTGCCCAGATATCTACGTCTAGTGTGGTCTGAGATTTTATACTAGACAAAACCTCAGACTCCTTTTGTTTAAATTCTTTTTTTAACTTAGCAGCTTGTGCTTCGTCAACTCTGATACCTTGCCTTCTTGTCTCAATCAAGATAGGTAACAGTTCCATCTCCATTTCCCACACATCATTTAAACTTTGTTTAGATATTTCGGTTTTAAATCTTTCCCACAAACGTAAAGTTAAACCTGCGTCTTGTTCAGCATAAAAACCAACATAACCTGCAGGTAATCTCCAAAGATCAGCTTTAGGATCTATGCCCCACTCTTTAGCTTTTTCATTTAAAAATGTTTCGTTTTTTATCTCACCAAGGTAATCTTTGGCACATGAATTAAGACTAAAACTAAACCTGTTTTCATTTATCAAAGCTGCAGCAATCATAGTATCTACTATTTGCCCACGTATCTCAAAACCATTTACTAATAACCAACCGACATCATAACTTGCATTGTGAAAAATTTTAGTTGCAGGTAATTTTAATACGTCTTGCATCCAGGCAGTAGTGATAGATAAATCCATATTACCACCTGCATCGTGTTGTATTGGAAAATACCACTGTTGACCAAGAGCAGCTACTGCAAAACCTACGATACCACCATCGAATGTAGCCCAGCCTGCGCCTTTTGTTTTAATATTTGTATCTTTGGTTTCTAAGTCAATCGCTATCTCTTTTGCTTCTCTTAAATCAGGATATTCTGCTGGTGCTATCCAATCGCTATCATTGTAAATAAAATTTAATTGATGTGTCATTGTTTTCTTTTACTACAATTTGTTTCGTCTAAAAATCTCATTTTTTTTATAGGAAGTCCCAAATAAAAAATATAACATTCAGCGCAATAATAATCATATTTATGTACTACAACCGCTTCTGTTTCATTACATTTTTCACAATATATAACTTCTTTCTTTTTTTGTACCATGAAATGTCCCTCCCGTTTTCCTTACACCACTCATAATGATTTTTTAAAAGTTTTTCTGATATTCGTTTATCATCAATCATATACTCATAGAAATTCCAGCTCTAGGTGTTAATGGGTAAACCTCATGATACATACCTTTTGGTATATACATTAAATCACCTGGTTCCATTTCGAAACACTCATCATCAAAGATCCACTTTGTTTTACCTTGGGCTTGCCAAAAATAAACATCAATATCATCACAATGTCTGCCAAATGTATTTTTTTCATTTACTAAATTAATATATAAATGTGCTTCTTTTAAATTTAATTTGTCTAATGTATCTTTTACTTCATCAATTAAATGTGCATCATGACTTACAATAAAACCCAAACAATTATGTTTTATTAAATTTTGTTTTTCAAAAGAATAATTTAAATTATCTAAAATTTTATTCCAACTTGGAACCATAGAATTGTAATCTTTTGTAAATTTACTTTTTTTCATTTTCTTTTAGGTGTTCTATTTCTAAATCACAATAATGTTTTATTTTTTGTAAATCTTCTATTGATTTGTTTTTAAATAAGTACCTGCAAACATATTTAATTACATTGGCTTGAAAAGGATTCAAGCTGTTTTTACGTATAAATGTCCAGGGTTGAATGGTGAAGTGCTTATAATGGGATCCTCCAACCTGGGTATCTTGTGGAAAGGTTTCATCAAACATATCTTTATTTGTCATTTAATCTCCAGTTCTGTTAAATAATTTTTATCACCAATTACACCTTTTACAAAAACATTAAAAGCTAAACTTGTTCTTGTGTGTTTTAATTTATTCATTTTAACGCTATGTTTTAAAAAAGAAGGAAACAAAATTAAAGAATTATTTTTTATATTTAATTCCCACGTTCTAGAATTAAAAATATTAAAACTTTTAAAATTAGAAAATTGAATAACATCTTGATTTGGTTTTTCAAAAATTATTGAATCAATGTTTTCTATACAATCGATGTAATAAACTCCTGATATTAAAGAATTTGCGTGATAATGTTCATGATGTGCTTCACCTTCATTAGTCCAGTTCAACCACGATTGTGTTATGTAAGGATCAACATCATCACTGGTGCAAACAATTACCTCAAAATATTCTTTTACTTTGTCTTGTAATTTTTGATTAAGTTTTATCATTTCTTTTTCTCTTAAAATATATGTATTCTTTGAATTATAGTTCCCACCTTTATTAAGCACCTTGTGTTTTTTTTGTTTTTCTAAAAAATTAAACTCATCATCATTTAAATTATTATCTAAATCACATATAAAAATTGGGTGAGCAAATATAGGTTCTACATGAGATGGGTTTTCTTTCATATTTTAAATTCTTGTAACGTTTTTAATTTTTCCTCTGCATTTGCAATTTTCTCAACTAACTTATCAGCTTCATCAATGTGTTGTGGATGTTCTCCAATCGCTACTGGTTTTTCTAAATAAATTTTAAGAGTTGCTTCTGCTTCGGAAATTTGAGCATTATATCTATCTTCTAAAGCTTCTATTATTAATTTTCTAAACATAATTAGCCTCATATTGTTTAAAATACTTTCCTAAAGGAAAGTTGTATTGATGATAAGTACCCAACAAATGTAATGTTTGTTTGGATCTTGTTGCACCTGTATACCATACCCTAAGTTCTTTTACCTTATCTGCTAAATTTTTTTTATCAAAATGAGATGGGAAGTTACATTTACTAGCTAAAACTACGTTATCTGCCTCTCCACCTTTTACCTGGTGTATCGTATCAATAATAATTTTTGGTGGTTGTGTTAGATCTACACCTTCATTCATAAGTTTTTTAAAATATTGTTTATCCTTATCTTTAAATTTTCTTTTAAATACCTGATTCCATTGACCCTTTTCATCTCGCATGCCACACCTTAAATGTAATTCATCAAATGTAAACACTTGATTTGGATGAGCAAAGCTCCATTTTTTACTGTCAGATGACCGGTATCCGTGGTCTATGTTTAATAAATATTCATACATTGTTACAGCTTCTTCTCTGTTTATACTGCCACCGTCACATATTTTTTCCCAATGTTGTATTGCATAAAACTGATTCGGATCAAATGATTTATTATTTTTCTGATCTTGATAATACAGTCCAAGATTTTTTGCTTCTGTTTGTAATTCTTTTTTTACATCATTTATTCTTGCAAGCACCATCCAACTACCATCCATATCCCAAGGTACTTTCTTCAAACCATTCCATCTATACACTGCACCTTCTTTGTCATTAGAATAAAATTCTTTAGGCACTCTATTATCACCCATAGAGTTCAATAAACATTTAGAAAAAAAATGTATATTTTTATTAAGTCTTACAGATTTTTTTAACACAAGTGATTTACCTGGAAACGTTTGAAACAAAGTTACATCAGCACCATTCCATTCATAAATTGCTTGGTCATCATCTCCTGCAATGTATACACGTTCTACACCTTCAGACATTTTAACTACCATGTCCCATTGTAAAGGTGTCAAATCCTGAGCTTCATCAACCATCAAAACTTTGAAAGGCACAACAAGTCCATCATCAATAAATTTCTGCACCATGTCTGTAAAATCCAACCTGTCTGGTGTCCGTTGTCCGTTTTCCAACTCCATTGTTTTAAACTGTTCGTACCCTGCGATGATTGATTTGAATTGTTGTAATCTCACACTCTTTCTGGATTGTTGTTTGTATAGCCATACAGGATCAACTTTCATGTTTCTTGCCCTGTCATATATTTGTAAGGACCAATTATTATATACCTTTTGATCATCATGGCCTTCTTTGTAATTAATTTTAATTGTTCCATATTGTGTATGAAACATCAGCATGTCTGCTTTTGGATCTAGTACAGGTATCTCTGCAAACTGTTGTCTTGCTAACGAGTGGAGTGTTCTAAAATATTTAAATGCATCCTCATCGTAACCTTTAAACTTTTGTCTAACTCTAGTTACACATTCGTTTACAGCTTTGTTTGTAAAAGATACATAACAAATCTCATCAGGAGAGTAGCCTCTTTCAAGATAACGTTTTACACGTTTCAAAAGGTTCTCTGTCTTTCCAGTGCCAGGTGGTCCAAAGATCTTAATTGTCTTCCCACGCAGCCTTTGCTTTAACGAATTTGACATCTTTATTCTTATGCTCACTTTGTTTTGGTAAAGTCACAACCCAATGTCTAGATTGAATTCCTTTGAACTTAGCTTTGGGTTTAGCTCCACCTTGTTCTAAGAATCTTGTACATTCTTTTTCATTCCAATTGTAACTCATTTTTTTCATAAAAGCTCTAAACGTCTCAAGTTTAAATCTCATTTCTGTTTCATCACGCCATATATTACCACTATCTATTTGATCAAATTCTGTAGTATCTTCAACATCCTCTAAAAATCTTCCCATCCTTGAATTAAAAACATCACTGCTCTCTTCACCTGCATCAAACCCCTCCATGTCTTGTTTATTAACCATTAACTCTTCGAGCCAATCTCTATAAGGATCTGGATCTCTTTTAGTTGGTTTTAATGATCTCCATACAATGTCAAAATTTAAAAGTTGCTCTCCAAGTAATTGTTGCTGATATAATTGTTTTGTTGAAAGTCTAATTGATTTGCCTTGTATAGGCAGAATCCAATAAGGTTCAGGATATGAATTTACTTTAATAAGTTTACCAACTTCAGGTAAAGCTTCGTTTGCACCAATACCAAGTTTACGTTTTACACATTCACTTGATACACAATGCATTCTAGCAATAGATGTTTTACACTTATAAGCATACTCTTTGTTTTCAACACCTTTAAATATGTTTTGCAATTCTTTTGGATGTAACTTTTCACTGCAAACCTTTGTCATCATTTCTCTTGTCCACTCCTCATACATGACAGGATCGGGATTTATTTTTTTTGCTAATACTGCAACATTAAACATTGCATCATTTCTTCCCTCACCTTTTTGCACTTTGTTTTTCATAAAGTTTACTACACAAGGTGGATAATCTTTTGTTTCATCGTCTTGAAATATTTTTAATTTTTTAAATTCTGCAGGTGTCAATCTATATTGTTTTACAAATTCATATAAATTTTCAAGTTTTACTGAGTTACACTGGTCATCCATTGCAACTCTAGTTGTCATATTAAATTTTTGATATGGTAAATTTACAAAATTACCTTTTCTTTTTTCATCCCAGTTCTCAGGTGTTAGATCCACTTCGTCTTGTGCAGGAAATATATCTGTTGTTGTATCATTAATACCTAAATCAGATGCGATCTCTATTAATTTTTTACGCATCAAAGATGCTTCAACTACACCATTAATAAATAAAATTAAATGGAGTCCGTTGGATTTTGATCTGAATGGTACGAGTGGG